GATTCACTGCAAACCCAGAACAACGAGATGACAGGCCGGATCGAGACGGCAACCCGCCTGCTCGCCGAGATCCACCGCCATGTCACCGCGATGGCCCCGCAGGCCGCCGGCCCGGACGCGGCCACCGCGCAAACGCCATGACCGGGGAAACAAACCGGGGCGGCAACGGGCGTTTCACGGCCAGCATCAAGACAGCGGCCAGGGACTTCGAGGCCGCCGAGATGCGGGTCCGGGGCCGCAGCCTCCAGCAGATCGCCGATGAGCTCGGGTACGCGTCCCGCGGCCACGCCCACAACGGCATCATGCGCGCGTTCGCCGCCCTGCCCTCAGATGAAGCCGAGGACGCCAAGCGCCTTGACCTTGAGCGTATCGACCGGCTCATCGCCAGAGCGTGGGATGTGATGGAACGCGCGCATGTCGCCTGGTCCAACGGGCAGGTGGTCCGCCGCCGGACCGGCGAGTATGAACTGGACGGGGAGGGTTTCGAGCGGCTTGACGACAAGGGGAACCGGATCCCGCTGTACGAGGAAGTCCTGGACGACGGCCCGCTCCTGTCCGCGATCGACCGGATCGAGCGGCTGATCGGCCGGCGAGCCCGGATCTTCGGGTACGAGGCCCCGGCCCGGTCCCGGATCGAGGTCGTCACCCCGGACATGATCGAATCGAAGATCGCGGAGCTAGAGGCGCAACTGGCCGTCAATGACCCCGCCGGGCGCGCCTAACCGGAATTTGGTCAAACCTAACTTATAATGGCCTTATGGGCACGAAAGGCATATGGGATCTCAATTGCCTGATCAGTCAGGTGGAGTCGGTGTGCGAGATCACCCCGGACGGCTGCTGGCTGTGGCGGTACGGGGTCTGGAAGGAACGCGGACTGACCGACGAGCAGGCGGCGTATCCCCGGCTCATGATCGGGGGCGTGCGCAAGCACGTGGCCGGCTGGATCCTCATAGCGGACGGCAAGCCGCAGCCGCCGGGCGCCGAGCCGTGCCACAGCTGCGATCGTCCCCCTTGTGTCGCCCCGCACCACCTGCACTGGGGTACGCACAAGGAGAACATGCAGGAAATGGGGCGGCGCGGGCGCAGCGGGCCGACCCGCCACCCGGAAAGCCGGATATGGGGTGCCGATCACCTCTACCGCCTGCACCCCGAACTCATCCCGCGCGGCCCGCGTCCGGGCAACTACGCGTCCGGGGACGACCACTGGACGCGCCGCATGCCCGAGCAGATCTCGCATCGCGGCACCAATCACACCTTCGCGCGACTGACTCCCGAGATCGTGCGGGAGATCAGGGTCCGCGGCAGAGCCGGCGAACGGCCGACGTCGATCGCCCGGGGTCTCGGCGTCGGCCGGACGACAGTGCGGGCTGTCCTCGAGGGGCGCACCTGGAAGGACGTCGCGTAGGGGGGTCGCGTGCCGGCGCCCGTCATTGACGCCAGCCTGGACCGGCTCCGCTACCTCCGCAGCTTGCAGGATCGCGCCTCCAGGATCAAGAGGGGTGTCGCCCGCTACTACGATGACCCGGTTGGCTTCCTGGATAACTGCATCGACTGGGGCGACGGCGACGGGCCGACCGACTACCAGCGGGAGATACTCGCCGCCTTCCCGGCGAAGAAACGGGAAGCCGTCCGAAGCCCGCACGGGGCCGGCAAGTCATCGCTCGCCGCCTGGGTCATGCTCTGGTTCGCGCTCACCCGCGATGCTGCCGGGGTCGAGTGGAAGGGGGTCGCGACAGCCGGCGCCTGGCGCCAGCTTATAAATTACCTTTTCCCTGAGCTGCACAAATGGGCCTCGCGGATCAAGTGGGATGTCGTCCGCGACGGGTACCCGTTCTCCAAAGCCGAGCTGCTGAACCTGAACCTGCGGCTCGGCCACGGAGCGCTTTCCGCGGCGGCCTGCACGACCCCGGCGCTGATCGAGGGCGCGCACGCCGACAGTCTTCTGTTCATCTACGACGAGGCGAAGGCCATCCCCGCGGGGACGTTCGACGCCTGCGAGGGCGCGTTCTCCGGTGCAGGCGAGGGCGGTACCGAGGCGTTCGCGCTAGCCCTGTCCACCCCCGGCCAGCCGCAGGGCCGGTTCTACGACATCTGCAAGCGCAAAGCGGGCTACGAGGACTGGCACCCGGTCCACGTCACGCTGGACGACGCTATGGCCGCCGGGCGCATCACGGAGGAATGGGCGGACCAGCGGGCACGGCAGTGGGGCCCGGATTCGGCGATCTACCAGAACAGGGTCCTCGGCGAGTTCTACGCCTCCGATGAGGACTCGGTGATCCCGCTGGCCTGGGCCGAGGCTGCGGTGGCCCGCTGGCACGCGTGGGATGAGGCCGGACGCCCGGAGTCCGGCCGGGACTTCCTGCCCCGCACGGTCGGCGTGGACGTAGCCAGGACCGGCTCAGACCGTACTGTCTTGGCCATCCGCAAGGGCCCCGTGATAACCGAGCTCCGCAGGTCGGTCCGGGAAGACACCATGCAGACCACCGGCCGCGTGATGGGCATCCTTGAGGCCGACAGCTCCTGCACCGCCGTGGTCGACGTGATCGGCATCGGCGCGGGCGTGGTGGACCGGCTCCGCGAGCAGCACGCCCGGGTCCTGGCGTTCAACGCCTCACGCGGCTCCAAGGCCAGAGACAGTACGAGGGAGTTCGGGTACGCGAACCGGCGGAGCGAGGCGCACTGGGCGCTCCGTACCGCGCTGGACCCGTCCGGCGCCCCGGATTACTGCCTGCCGGACGACGAGATGCTACTGGGCGACCTGTCGGCACCTCACTGGTCGGTCACGTCAAGCGGGAAGATTCAGGTGGAGAGCAAGGATGAAATCCGCAAGCGCCTTGGCCGGAGCCCGGACGACGGGGATGCTGTCGTGATGGCCTACGTCCCGCACCTGGCCGACCACGTGCCGAACGCGCGCCCGTGGGCCGGCGCTATCGAGCTCAACGACCTCGGCCAGTCTGAGGACGCGCAGATGCGCCGCCGTCTCCGCGGCGCCCACGGCGGAGCCTATGACCAGCAGACACCGGAATCCGCGCCGTGGAGCCTCGACGGTTTCGCGCCCGAAGATGACCAGCAGGAGCACCCCGAGCACGGCAGACGGGGGAACGTCAGATCGTGGCGGTAGGGTCCAGGTCGGCCGCTAGCATCTGCCTCAGTAGTTCGGCCGCCTTGTCCGGTCCGCCGACCGCTTCTATGGCGTCCCCTATCTCGGCGGGGACGATAGCGGCCTGCGGCGTCCCGCGATTGGTGAGGATCACGGGTTCTCGCGTATGCCGCACCCGGGCGATAACGTCGGACCAGTGAGCGCGGGCATCGGCGATTGCCATATCCATTGACGTGCTACGGTGCGCCGCCTTCGCAGGCGCTAGTTTCACTGGCTTGGTGATGACAAAAAAGCCTGTCCCGTCGTCCTTTATGCCGCCTATCCATGGCGATCCCGCGATGTTGTAGACGGGACGCTCAGACTTTATGGCCTGATCCTCGGCGGCTAGTGCGTCTTCCCGGCCGGGATACCACTGAACCGTCTGGTGGTCAACGTGCGGCCACCATGGCTGTGTCTTGGCGTGCCGTTCCCATCGAACGCCGAACTCGCGGCCGACGCCGACGTAGAGAAGTGTGTCATCGACCGCAAAGAGCCGGTAGACAGCGGTGCGCTCACTCACCGGCCTTCCCGCTTCGGCTCGGGCCGCTGCGGCATCTCGTCTATGTCGCCGACGTACCAGCGCATGAACTTCCGCACCAGAACCGACCGGTTAGTGTCCGGGTCAGCCTGTTTCGCCGCCTCGTCCAGTCGTTCCCACAAGTCGCTGTCTATGCGAATCCGTCGCAGCGTCGTTCCGTCCGGTGCCATGATGTCGGCCTTTCTGTCGCTCACATCGTATCCTCTCACATGGATTTGACTGTAGCCACAGTATGTCATACAGTTCAGGTTGTAGGGCAAAGGCAGCGCCCAGGGACCACCGGCCCCCCTAGCGGGGGGAGCAGGCGGAGCGGCACCAGGCAAACTCCAGACCCCGCAGACTTGTCGGTTCGCTGGCCATGGCCCCTGAACCTTCACCGCCTCAGAACCGGTCCGCGGGTTGGGGAAACACGGAGACAGCGGGCGCGGGGCCAGGACAACCCGGACCCGGGATCAGCCGCAGCGGCGAACCGCTGAAGGAATCCCCCGGACCTGGCCCCGCGCATGGCCCCCGCCAACCGCAACCAACCCCCCAAGGGAGCATCACCTGTTATGACCGCCACTACGCTTGACCCGCAGGACACCCCGGACCTCCAGCCTGACCCGCGGAAGCCGCGTCACCGCGTCCGCCGGGTCCTGCTGATCACCGGCGGGGCGTTCGCCGCCCTTGTTCTCATTGCCACGATCACCGGTGCCGTCTCAGGCAGCAAGACCGCCGCACCCGCCCCGGCCCGGTCATCCTCCGCGCCGTCCCCGGTCATCACCCAGGGCCCGCCAGCCGGGGTAGCGGCACCCAAGGTCACGGCCGCGCCGGCACCGAAGGTGACGCGCGCCGCAGCCCCGGCCGCACCGGCGACTACGCCACCCCCGGCTCCTGCCGCTCCCGTGGTCACGGCCATGGGCACGTGGTGCGCCGGCACCGGGTGGACCGACCTCCAGGCCGTGGAAGCCGACAACACCACCATGGGCGACGACGCCACCGCCCTGGACCCGGGTGCCACGGAGCAGGACGGCACCGTGCTGGCTGCTGCCGCGGAGACGGCCACGCTGAACCCCCCGCCCGTCACCAGCACCCAGAAGCTTGATTACGGCCTGGGCATGTCCTGGATGATGGCCGCGGGCGACGACGCGGCCAACGGCTACTTTGACAACGCGACCGGCGACCTGGACAAGGCCAACGGCTACTTCGCCGACGACAAGGGCATCCTGTCCTGCCCCTGACAAGCACCTGGCCGCGAAGGAATGCGCGTGCACCCGTTCGATACGGGTGGCGGTCACCCGACAACAAGCAGGGAGAACGGGAATGCTGAAAACCGGGCAGTACGTGTACCGGCTGGACTGCGGCGAGGTCTTCGCCGGGGACGAGGGCCTGGCGGAGGGCACCCGGCGGGGTGTTCCCTGCACGGTCCCGCGCGGATAGCCGGGTTCGGGATCTCCATGTTCGCTTTCCTGCACCCGGCGGCCTCGCCGGAAGACGCGCCGGGGTTCACGCGATGATGACCAGGGATGAGGGCATAGCGAAGATGACAGCGCAGTGCCGCGCCTACCCGCTGGTGCTGCTGGCCTCCGCGCTAGCCGACCTCGACGCGAAGCCGCACCTCAGCGAGGCCGAACGGCTCGCCCGGTCCGTGATGATCGACGTGGTGTGCGAACGGTGCCCGGCCGCCGACGCGGCGTTCACCGCGTGGGCGGACAGCGACGACATGGACCAGCGCAACGCCGTACCCGCCATCGTGGCGGCAGCGAGGGAGGCAGGGCGATGATGACCGACATCTGGTGCTTCACCTGCTCCCACGAGATTCGACGGGAACTGGCGGGCGGCTACACCCACCTGGACCCGGACGACCTGGACGGCTGCCCTTGCGCCGAAGACGGGGAGGCATGCGCGCCGTGACCGCGACCCAGCGCGCCCGCAAGCCCCGCCGCGAGTTGACCCCGGTCGACATCACGGCACGTTTCCCGGCGTTCCGCAGCGGCAGGCTGGAGAACTGGTCCGCTGCATCCCGCGACGGCGTGTGGAAATATGAGCGGCTCGAAGACGCGGGCACGCCGTGGTCGGTAGTCCATGTCCCGACCGGGACCGAGGGCAGCTGGTACGGCACGCTCACCGCAGCCCGTGAGGCCACCGCGAACGGTTCGGCGCTGGAGTACGTCGAGAGAATCCAAGCCCATCAGCGCGGCGAGCACAAGACCGAGCGTGACATTCGATGTGGAAGGTGCAACTAATGGCCGGCAAATTCGCAGAAACCCCGTTCGTCCTCGCTGAGATAGTGGACAGCAAGGTAACCGCCGCGACCGTTCGCTACGGCATCGGCTTCAACTGCTCCCGCACCAATCAGCCCGAAGTCCTCCAGTACGTCCGCCACCCGGACGGCCAGGAGAACACCTACGTCATCGTGCGCGGGCTGTCGTCACAGAAGGCCGCCGCTATCGCCATGATCCTGAACGCGCCAGAGTTGGGCTGACCCGGGATGCCACGGCGCAAACTCGGCCCTGACGAGTACATTGGCGACGACGGTGACCTGATGACCCGCGATGAGGCGATCGCAATCGGCCAGCTTCAGCGGCTGGCCATCCACTGGCCGAAGACGCTCAAGCTGGTCAGCATGGATAGCCAGCTGTACGTCATCCGCAACGACGACAAGCCAGCGCATGAGCACGTCGATCACACCTTGGCTCACATTGTCGGCATCCCGAACGACGGAGGCGGCTGGTGACCACCCCCAAGCCGCCGACACCGCAGGGCATCAGCGCCATTCTCAAGCGAGCCGGGTTCGAGCGCTCCGAATCGAGCGCGACCCGCATCAAGGGATGGCGCAAGTCCAGCGAGGGCTACTCCGCGTCGAAGTGGGACGACGACGGGTCCGTTGAGGTCACCTGGCACCGGGGCCTTCTGTCGCCCTCCGAGGCCGACGAGGAGCGCCCGCGCATGCTGGTCGCCTACACCGAGACCATCACCGCAGCGGGCTACTCCGTGAGATTGCAGAGCAATGACCGCCTGATCGTCACCGCGGGGAAGGCTGAGCAATGACCGCCCCCGATTACGCGAGCTGGCGCGAGCCGGAAGACGACACCGGCTACGGCCGGACCGACGAGGAGATGGACGCCGACGGAGACCCGTCCGAGTTCCTGGACGATGACGACCGGACTGACCGCGACTACGACGAGCCTCCGTCCGCGCGTTCCGAGATCTGATCCCGAAGGAGACAGGACAGTGACCACCTTCAGCCAGCACCAGGACGTAGCCGCAGTCGAGCACGACGACTCCACCCGCCAGCCGCGAGAAGGCGGCAAGGTCAAGCTCGCCACCGTGACCCAGCTCGGCGGCATCTACGTCCAGGTCCGCTACGAGGGCGGCGCGCTGGACGGCTTCTACGCGGAGTCCGGCTGGCGGGCATGGGACGGCAAGTTCCGCTGGCGGCTGGTCCCGCTCTGCTGCTGCGACGAGCCGATCACCGGAACTCCCGTCAAGCTCCGCGACGACCCCCTGGACCGCATCTGGTGCTCGGAGGAATGCCGCGACGCTGACAGTGAGGGTGCTTACGAGCAGGGGTATCAGCCGGGAGTTGCGACGTGAGCACCGCGCCGCCCGATTTCAGCGGCTGGAATCTTGACTACCTGAACGCCGCCCGGAGTCACCTGGGGCAGATCCTGCTTGTATCCGCAGGCCAGAACGATCCGGAGCGCCCGCATTTGCGAGCCGAGTACGAGGCGATGGGTGCCGAGATCGACCGGCGCAAGAACGGGACATCCGCCCCTGAGGCGGGAGAGGAATAGACGATGAGTCGCACAACCGAGAACCCGGCCGAGGGGATGCGCCGGGCCGCCAAGCTCATGCGGGACCGCGCCGCACTAGTGCCGCCTCCGCCGTGGTACCCGGCAGTTCACGATGTGACCACGCATGACGGCCTCGACGTGATCGCTTCATCCGGGCTGACCGTGCGCGCCCAGTACGTTGCCTCCATGCATCCCGGCGTGGCCCTGGCCGTCGCTGGCTGGCTGGAGAACGAGGCAGTCAACGCGCCCGGGCGCGGTGGGGTCTACCTGCGCGGCGGCCGGACCGCTTACGCGCTCGCCGTCGCGTGCGCCTACCTCGGAGAGGCTTACGATGTCTGACGACCTGACCTCCGCCCTGGACCAGATCCGGGAACGCGGCTACCGCAACGGCGTTACCGGAGCGGCGCTGCTCGCCCGCCTCTCCGATTCAGCCGCCGTGGACATCCCCCTTCTCCTCGCTGCCGTAGACAAGGTGCTGGAACTGACGGACAGCGCGAAGGTGACCGGCACGACCATCTGTAGTTGCCTTGACTGCACCGCCGCGCGCCAGAACGGGTTCACGAGCATCCACCGGCTCCAGCCGTACATGTGGAACCTCGACCCGGCTAAGGTCCGCGAGGCCATCGCCCGCGAGTTGGGGAAGGTGCCCGATGGCGGCTAAGCGCAAGCACAGCGAGACCCGGCAGCGCCGCAAGCTCGCGGCCATCCGCCTTTCCCCTGGCGAGCATGACATCCTCAAGGCCGAGATGGCGCGCACAGGGGAAGACGGCTGCGTCGGTGCTGCGGGACTCATTCCTGGCTTCGGCTACGGCAGCACTTACCAAGGGGGAGGAGGGCTGACGAGCGCATGTGCCCTGCGTGCCTGCTCGGCCTATGTGACCGGTGCCGTACCCGCTGCCTCTGCCGCGAGATGGATCATCCAATCTTGTCGGTGCGGGTGTATCAGTACGGCCCGGTCTTCGCACCGTTCGCGGCTACCGTGAGCAACGTGGCGCCGGGTACGCCAGTGTGGTGGCGGAGCGTGTGGACGTCGCTCAACTGACCTCGGCGCTAAGGCCGGAGATGCCCGAC